CAACAATATGCTGTTCAAAATATTGCTGGTACTCGTTTAGACTGTGTAGCATTTATTTCACCTCCATCTGCTAACGTAATTAACCAAGCAGGTAACGAAGTAACAAATATTACAAATTGGGTTAATGCATTATCAATTGCATCTCAATATAGTTCATATGCAGTTGCTGATTCTGGTTGGAAATATATGTTTGACAAATACAACAATACATATCGTTGGGTTCCATTAAACGGTGATATTGCTGGTCTTTGTGTATATACAGATACAAATCGTGACTCATGGTGGTCACCTGCTGGTCTAAACCGAGGTGGTCTCAAAAATGTAGTCAGATTAGCATGGAATCCAAATAAGACATACCGTGATGCACTTTATCAAATTAGTGTAAATCCTGTTGTATCATTACCAGGACAAGGTACTGTATTATATGGTGATAAAACTTTCACACAAAAACCATCTGCATTTGACAGAATCAACGTCCGCAGATTGTTTATTACGTTAGAGAAAGCAATTGCTAAAGCTGCTAAATACTCACTATTCGAGTTCAATGATGATTTCACAAGAGCTCAATTTGTGTCTTTAGTGACTCCATATTTGCGTGATGTTCAAGGTCGCCGTGGTGTTACTGACTTCCGTGTTGTTTGTGATACTACAAATAATACACCGCAAGTCATTGATTCTAACCAGTTTGTTGGTGACATTTATATTAAACCTGCTCGTTCAATTAACTTTATCCAGTTGAACTTTGTAGCAGTAAGGACTGGCGTAGACTTTACAGAAGTCATAGGTAAGTTCTAATAAATAATACAACAGATATAGGAGAAAAAAATGGCATTTAACGTAGCAGAATTTAGGTCACAGTTGATTGGTGACGGTGCCCGTCCTAATTTATTTTCAGTTTCTTTGAGCTTTCCGTTCATAGCTGCAAACTCTGGAGCTGCATCACAAAAAGTAACCTTTATGGCAAAAACAGCACAATTGCCTGGTTCTACTATTGGTACAGTTCCTTTGTTTTACTTTGGTCGTGAATTAAAGTTTGCTGGAAATAGAACATTTACGGATTGGACATTACAAGTTATCAATGATGAAGATTTCATTGTTCGTAATTCTTTAGAAAGTTGGATGAATAGTATCAATAGTCATCAAGGTAACCTTCGTAACCCAGCTGCATTTAATCCAGCAGGTTACAGTACCGATGCTGCTGTTACTCAATACGGTAAAACAGGTAACACTCTAAAAAATTACTTATTTGTAGGTTTATTTCCTGTTGATATCGCTCCAATTGATTTAGATTGGGGTTCAAACGATGCTATTGAAGAGTATTCAGTAACATTTGCATATCAATATTGGACATCAGTACCAACAACAACTTAATGATATATATTATATGGGGAGAACTTCGGTTCTCCTCATTATGTTTTTTTGAATTGAGGAAGATACTATGACAATAGCATATATAAACCACAACTCATCTACAATGATAGGTATGACACCTATCAACCATATTTTATTTAATGTAAAAGGTGAATCAACACATGGCTAACAATAGCAAATTCAGTTTATTTGGTTTTACCATAGCTCGTGGTAAAACAGAAGACGAACAAAGAGTCCAACAATCCTTCACGCCTCAGACGAATGACGATGGCGCCTTAACGATTACTTCAGCCGCTTATTACGGTACATATGTAGACCTAGACGGCACAGCAAAGAATGAAGTAGAGTTAATCTCTCGATATCGTGAAATGGCTATGCAGCCTGAAATTGAATCAGCCATTGATGATGTTATTAACGAAGCTATCACACAAGATGATGATGGCAAGAATATCAAAATTGTTTTAGACGCTTTAAATCAACCAGAAAAAATTAAAGATGCCATTAAAGCAGAGTTTAATACAATCGTTAGATTATTAAACTACAATAATATGGCACAAGATATCTTCCGTAGATATTATATTGATGGTAGAATGTTTTACCACATTATTATCGATAGAGAAAACCCTATTGCTGGTATCAAAGAATTAAGATATATTGATCCACGAAAAATTCGTAAAGTAAGAGAAATCAAAAAGAAAAAAGATGAACGCACAGGCGTTGATGTAATGAACGTGGTCAATGAATATTACATCTTTAATGATAAAGTAACATCTGGCTCTTCCTCTAATTTTGGACCAGTTGGTGTTCGTATTACAACAGATTCTATTATATCAGTTGTTTCTGGTCTAATGGACTCTCGTAGAGCAGTGGTATTATCATACTTACATAAAGCTATCAAACCACTCAATCAATTAAGAATGATTGAAGACGCTACTGTTATTTACCGTATCTCAAGAGCACCTGAAAGACGTATATTCTATATTGACGTTGGTAATTTACCAAAATTAAAAGCAGAACAATACCTCCGTGACATTATGGTCAAGTATAAAAATAAACTTGTCTATGATGCTAACACAGGTGAAGTAAGAGATGACCGTAAGTTCCTTTCAATGATGGAAGACTTTTGGTTACCTCGTAGAGAAGGTGGCAAAGGCACAGAGATTGCTACATTACCAGGTGGTCAAAATCTTGGTGAATTAGAAGATGTAAAATACTTTGAAAAGAAATTATACAAAGCACTTAATGTTCCTATCTCACGATTAGACCCAAATCAATCTGGTTTCTCTTTAGGTAGAACATCAGAAGTTACTCGTGACGAATTGAAGTTTGCTAAATTTGTTGATAGATTAAGAAATAAGTTTGCTGACTTATTCGACCAAGCATTAAGAGTTCAATGTGTTCTTAAAGGTATTTGTACCAATGATGAATGGACAGAATTTAAAGAACATATCTTTTATGACTTCATTAAAGACAACAACTTCTCTGAATTAAAAGATGCTGAATTGGTAAGAGAAAGATTATCATTACTTTCTAATGTTGATCCATATACAGGTCGTTATTTCTCACAAGCGTGGATTCAAAGAAATGTATTACGCATGACTGATGATGAGATTAAAGAGATGACAAAAGAAATGGATGAAGAAAAAGAGTTGGGTCTTGGATTGCCTGTTGGTGTTACAAGTCAGGTAGCACAACAATCAATGTTGAATCAATTACCAGATGCTGGTGAAGCAGATGATGATTCAACCAATGAACAACTTACAATACACAAGTTAAAAAAGATTTTATAAATAGAATAAGGTTTAATTTTTTGGAGACAATAACATGGACGATACAAGAAACATAATTGATTACGCAATGGACGAAAATGGTGTAGAGTTTAGAAATGCATTATATGCTTCTATTCACGACAAAGTTTCTGCACACATTGAAGCAAAAAAACAAGAAATTGCTCAAAATTTAATTGCGCAATCAAATGATGTAGATGTTGAAGACGTAGAACAAGAAGAGGAAACTCCTGTTGAAGAATCTTAAAGAATTCTTAGCAGAACAAACTCGACCAGAAGTGGTTGAAGATGTTGTATTGCCTGAAGAATTAGAGGCAACTGACGAACCATTATATGAAGATGATGGCAAACAAAATTCTCATCATCCAATGGATCCTCCTGCCGTTCTAGTAATGCGTAGAAAGTGGATTAGACAGTTTCCTAATAATCAACGAGTAGCGATGTATTACGTTGATAAGATTAATAAATATGTAACCGTGCCTTATACTGCTATGCAATGGACAAATGCAGGTGCAAATGAAGAGGCAGAGTATTCTGGTGAATATATCGAAGAAGATATTATTCATCATTTAAAAGGTATTGTTGATGGCCATACTGCAAAATCATATAAATTTGCCGATGGTAAAACAATGAAAATTGACGCTCAAACAGCTAATGCTGTATTGAAAGTTCATGGCGCTTTAAATGATGAAAACAAGAAAAAAGTATCAGATATGGCACGTAAAAGTAAACAACACTTTGGTAAGGTCGTAGACTTTGCCTGGAAACATTTAAAATAGGGATAAAAAATGGCAAATAAGTATACAATTCAAACCTTACGAGATTCTACATCAGATGCTATCATCAAGATTACAGGTACATTTGACGGTACATCTAACGAATTAAATGTTTCTCGTATTTCTGCTAATTCACTTTACGGTGCTTTAGATGCAAATAATGTTCCTTTAAGAACATCTTTAAGTTCAAGTAATACTGCAAAACCATATTACGATTTACAATTAACTGGTGTTAGTTACTTCGTAAACATGACACAAGGTTCTGGTGCAGTAGAAATATTTTGGTCTGGTTACGGTGCTACGGTAGCTGCTGCATATGCAAATTCATCAACTATTTTCCATCTTAACCAACAAGGTGATTATGGTAACATAGCTGGTTCACAATTACCTGCTATTCCTAATAATGCACCAAACTTGCTAAATAACGTATCTATCACAGCTGCTAATACAGCACTTGGTGATATTGGTATTGCTACACAAGGTGTTGCAGCTAACTCTGCTTACACATTGATTCTTTCTTTACGCAAAAATAATGCTATGTATCAAAGAGGTCAATTTAATGATCCTGCTGCATTTAACTTTACTCCTTATAATCTCACTCCTAACCCATAATGAAGGAGTTTATTAATAAGGCAATATCTAATAATGCCTTAGAGGCAAGAAAGATATTAGACGAAACGATTAAAAATCTGGTCAAAGAAAAAATTGACCAGATTAAACTTCGTCTTACTGCTGAGATGTATGAAGAAGTAGATTTAGAGGTAGATTTTGCTGATGAAGAATTAGATGAAGCAATAAGAAATGTTACCAAACAAGGTCGAACAAAAATAGTTAGAGTTCGTGTCCGTAAAGGTAAGATACAACGCCGTAAGAAATTATCGGCAGTTAAAGGTTATACTATTCGTGGCGGCAGATTAGTAAGAATGTCTGCTATGGAAAGACGCCATCGTAAAATGGCGGCTAGACGTGCTAAGTATAAACGTCGTGCTAAATTGTCACAGACGTTAAGAAAAAGAAGAATGTCTTTACGAAAAAGACGTTCATTAGGTCTATAAAGGAGAAATCAGGTGAAACTGATTAAAGAAATTACAGAAACGGTAAGTTATCTTACTGAAGACAAAAACGGCAAAAAAGAATTGTTTATCGAAGGTCCTTTCTTGGTGTCCGAGAAAAAGAACCGTAATGGCCGTTTATATGAATTCAACACGATGAAAAAAGAAGTTCATCGTTATACAGAAGAATATATTAATAAACATCGTGCTTTTGGTGAATTAGGTCATCCTGATACACCGACAATTAATTTAGACCGAGTATCTCATATGATTGTGGGTTTGAGAGAAGATGGTACTCAATGGATTGGTAAAGCAAAAATTTTAGATACACCTATGGGTAATATTGCTCGCTCTCTTATTGAAGGTGGTGCACAGTTAGGAGTATCTTCACGAGGCATGGGTTCATTGAAAAATGTGAATGGCGTAAATGTCGTTCAACCCGATTTTTATCTAGCCACAGCGGCAGATATTGTAGCAGACCCTTCCGCACCTGGAGCTTTTGTTCAAGGTATTATGGAAGGCAAAGAATGGATGTTAGTCAATGGCGTATGGACAGAATTCGACCATCAAGAAGCAATCAAAGAAATAAAACAAGCTTCAAGACAGGATATCGAGGCAGTAAGTCTACGCATATTTGAAAACTTCATGAAAAAACTTTAATTATAAATACCAATATATAAATCAAGGAGATTTTTAAAATGGCAAAATACAATCTATCAGACGCCGCTAAGCAAATTTTAGTTAATGAAGGATCTAAAGAAACATTAGATTCTATCGTTAAATCTAAAATGGCACAACGTGGTTCAGATAAACACCCAGACGGTGAAGTTGGTTCAGACCGTGTAGATTCAAAAACAGCATATGGTACTAACGATGCTGGCGAAATTGGCCAATCACCAGAAAGAGCATTAACAGATGCTTTACCTAATTACACAAAAGGTACACCAACAGCAACTCCACCAGGCGCAACACCACCTGTTGGTTCAGAAAAAGATGGCGTAGGTATTACTAAAGCAACAGGTCCACAAGATTCAATGGGTCGTTCTGATGTTGCTGAACCTACAAAATTTGATGCTACATCATACGAAAACATTCGTGACCGTATTGCTGCTAAATTACCATCAAATACTTTTGGTGCTAACCACAGCGCTACATTCCAACATTATGATGGTACACACACTGCTGGTACACAATCATATGGTTACAATGAAGATATCGAAGCATTAATGCAAGGTGAAAATCTTTCAGAAGAATTTAAAGAAAAAGCAACAACAATTTTTGAAGCTGCAGTTCTTTCTCGTGTAGAAGCAGTTGCTGCTGAAGTTGAAGCTAATTTAACAGAACAATTTGAAGTTGCTGTTGAAGAAATTAAAGAAGATTTGGCACAAAAAGTTGATGATTACCTCAACTATATGGTAGAAGAATGGATCAAAGAGAATGAAATCGCAATTGAAAAAGGCTTACGTGCTGAAATCGTTGAAGATTTTATTACAGAATTAAGAGATGTTTTTGTTAAACACTATATTGACATTCCTACAGACAAGGTTGATGTGGTTGAAGAGTTAGCTGCTAAGTTAGAAGAAGCAGAAGACGCTCTCAATGAAGAAATCAAACGTGGTGTCGAATTAACAAAAGAATTAAATGAACAAAAAAAGGTTGAAGCTATCTACACAGCGTGTGAAGGCTTAACGCAGACTCAAGTAGAAAAATTAAAATCACTTGCAGAAGGTGTGGAATTTACTACTGAAGAAGATTTTGCATCTAAATTAGACACATTGAAAGAATCATATTTCAAGTCTGATATTAAAGTTGCAGATAACTCTGCTTTAGACGAAGAAGTAATTATTGAAGAAGAAAAGAAGCCAGCTAAAACGGCATCTTATGATCCTTCAATTGAACAATATGCAAAAACAATTTCACAAACATTGGTAAAATAATACCAATACTAACGAAGGGAAAACAAAATGTATTTAACAGAAGAATTACAAAAAAAATGGGAGCCAGTTCTAGAACATCCAGAACTAGAAGCCATTAAAGACCCATACAAGAAAGCAGTTACTGCTCTTGTATTGGAAAATCAACAACAAGCAATGCGTCAAGACGCAATGCAATTGAACGAATTAGCTGACTCTGGTCCAACCAACGTTGCTGGTGGTGTTCAAAACTTTGACCCAATCTTAATCAGCTTGGTTCGCCGTTCTTTACCTAACCTTATTGCTTACGATGTTGCTGGTGTTCAACCAATGACTGGCCCAACAGGCTTAATCTTCGCAATGAGAGCTCGTTATACTGGTCAAGCAAATACAAATGCAGAAGCATTCTACAATGAGGCTAATACAGTATTTTCAGGTAACACATCTGCTGCTAACCCTTACGGTTTCCAAGGTACATTAGCAACTGATATTGCAAATACTTTCCAAAACGTAACATCAGGTGCTACAACATCTGGTATTGGTATCCCAACAGCGCAAGCTGAATTATTAGGTGCTGATAACAATGCTGCATTCCAACAAATGGCATTCTCAATTGAGAAAGTTACTGTAACTGCTCAATCACGTGCTCTTAAAGCTGAATACTCTCTAGAATTAGCACAAGACTTAAAAGCAATTCATGGTCTTGACGCTGAAACAGAATTATCAAACATTCTTTCTACAGAAATTCTTGCAGAAATTAACCGTGAAGTTATTCGTACCATCTACACAACTGCTGTAGCAGGTGCACAATACGGTACAACAACTGCTGGTTACTTCGACCTTGATACTGACTCAAATGGTCGTTGGTCTGTTGAACGCTTTAAAGGTTTAATTTTCCAAATCGAAAGAGATGCTAACGTAATCGCAAAACAAACTCGTAGAGGTAAAGGTAATGTATTGATTGTTTCTTCTGACGTTGCTTCAGCAATGGCAATGGCAGGCGTTCTTTCATACACACCAGCTTTACAATCTGACTTACAAGTAGATGATACAGGTAATACATTTGCTGGTCTATTACATGGCCGCATCAAAGTGTATATCGATCCATACTTTGGTGGTTATACTGCTAACCAAGAATTAGTAACAATTGGTTACAAAGGTTCATCACCATATGACGCAGGTCTCTTCTATTGCCCATACGTTCCTCTCCAAATGGTTCGTGCTGTTGACCAATTTACATTCCAACCAAAAATTGGATTTAAAACTCGTTACGGCATGGTAGCAAACCCATTTGCACAAGGTTTAACACAAGGCAATGGTCAATTAAACGCTCGTTCAAATGTCTACTACAGACTATTTGGCGTTAAAAACTTAATGTAATATTAGTTAAGTTTAGTTGTAATCCTAAAAGACCACCTTCGGGTGGTCTTTTTTTTGGTGACTAAATAAGAGTATGGCAGCTACTAAAAGAACCCCACAAAATACCAATTACTTACAAGCCAGTAAGTTTATACTTACGTTTGATAGGATTGGTTCAACTCAATTCTTCTTACAACAAGTTAATATACCTGGTGTAAATTTAGGTCAAGCATCTAGACAAACTCCTTTTCTAGATATCAATTCACCTGGTAATAAAATGACATATAATCCATTTTCTATCAGATTTAATGTTGATGAAAAGATGGATGCATGGCAACAATTACATTCATGGTTTCGTTCAATAGCTTCACCAGAAGGATTTGATGAAAGAAAAAGACTAACAGGTTTACAAAATCAATTCAAGTCTTCAACAAATCCAAACGTAGTGAATTATTCAGATGCTATGCTTACGGTATACTCAGCATTAAATAATCCACTATTTCGTGTTCAATTTCTTAATGTGTTTCCTATAACACTTTCTGATATCAACTTTGATACCACACAATCAGCAGATACCATACTTACCGCTGATGCTGTTTTTAACTTCGATTATTTCAATTTTATTCCTGCTTAACGCTTGACAAATAACATTGGTTGTAGTACCATATTATTTTAATAATGGATTTATATTATGGAAAATTTAGAACAAGTCTTAAAATTATGGGAAAAAGATGCAGAGATTGACCAGACAGAACCTGGTAAAGAACTCATCAAGATACCTATTCTTCACAACAAATATCTTTCTATTCTCACTAAACACCGTATTGCATCTAAAAAGGCAAACTTTGATTACTTGCGTATGCGTAAACTGAAATGGGAATACTATACAGGTAAAACATCACAAGAAGAATTAGAAGAGCGTGGATGGGAACCATTTAAATTCACACTCAAATCTGATGTGTCTACATACCTAGAATCTGATACTGATTTAATTAAACTTCTTGAAAAGAAAGTATATCATGAAGAATGTGTTTCAGTTATAGAATCTATTATGAATGAATTGAAACAAAGAACATGGCAGTTAAGAGATTATATTTCTTGGGAAAAGTTTGTTGGTGGCCAATAAATCTAATATTGCTAAAGGTAGAAATAGTTATGATGCTAATGTATCTAATAGCCTCGTGGCCTTTTTTAATAAAAATATTTCACCTTATCCAACAGAAGTTGGTAGTCCAAAGTTTGATTTAATACCAATTGAGAAACAAAAAGATGTAATGGTTAATGTTGCTCGTATGCATGCTCGTCAAGAGTATGATAGAATTATGAGCGTGGTTAAAATATTACAACAACAAGCATTAGAAATTAAACAAAGATTAGATGTTACCGATATGGTTCATGGTGCAGTTTATGAATTCCAAATATCTCACGGACAAACTTATTGGTTATTGTTTGATTCTAAAATTCAAAAAACAAGATTGTGTATTCAAGGACCTGATGATTGGACATCTGGTAAACCAGAAAGTTACGAATACATATGTCAAGTCAAATGGTTAGGTGATTACACTTGGATAGAAGTTGATGAGTGATTTAATAATATCTAAAAAAGATGAAGTATATGCTAAGATAACTTGTGAGAAACATTTAGCTCAAGAGTTATCGGAGTTTTTCACATTCTTTGTTCCTGGTTATCAATTTGTTCCTGCTTACCGTAATCGAATTTGGGATGGAAAGATAAGGATTTTCAATCTACAATCATACACACTATATCTTGGTTTGCTTTATTATATTGAAGAGTTTTGTGCATCACGAGGTTATACATTTGAATATGATGATACCAGACCTGATGTTGAAGATGAATTTTCATTGTATCATGCAAAGAAATTTGCTGAAGAATTAAACCTACATTCAAGAGGACAAAAGATTGAAATAAGAGAACATCAATTGGATGCTTTCTGTCAATCAATGCAAAAGCGTAGAGCGTTATTGGTATCACCAACTGCTTCTGGTAAATCTCTTATCATCTATCTTTTATTCAGACAACTTTTAGATTATCAAAATCTCAAAGGTCTTATTATTGTTCCAACCACATCTCTTGTTGAACAATTATATTCTGACTTTACCGACTACTCATCTGAAAATGGATTTATTGTAGGTGAAAATGTTCACCGTATCTATCAAGGCAAAGATAAAGATGTTGATATGCCATTAACAATATCTACATGGCAATCTCTTTATAAAATGCCTAAAGAATTCTTTCATCAATATGATTACATTATTGGTGATGAAGCACACTTATTTAAAGCACAATCTCTCACCACAATATTAACTTCTTGTATCAATACCAAATACCGAGTAGGACTTACAGGAACTTTAGATGGTACAAAAACACATAAACTAGTATTAGAAGGTTTATTTGGTCCTGTTAAACAAGTCACTACTACCAAAAAACTTATTGACAACAAGCAACTAGCAGAATTTCAAATTAAATGTTTAGTATTAAAGCATGATGAAGCTATTTGTAAATTAATCAAGAATGCTGCCACTTATCAGAATGAATTAGAATATTTAATCTCATCTGAAGCAAGAAACAAATTCATCAAGAACCTTGCTGTGTCTTTGAATACAAACACATTAGTTTTATTCCAAATGGTTGACAAACACGGCAAAATATTGTATAATATGATTAAAGATACGAAAAAGATTGGTGATAGAAAAGTATTTTTTGTTCATGGAGGAACTGACACAGATGACCGAGAAAATATTAGAAAAATTATGGAATCAGAATCTAATGCCATTGTTGTTGCATCTTTTGGCACTTTTTCTACTGGCATTAACATACGCAATCTTCACAATATTATTTTTGCTTCTCCTTCCAAAAGTCGCATACGAAACTTACAATCGATTGGTCGAGGATTACGCCAAGCGGAAGGCAAAGAAATAGCAACACTATATGATATTGCTGATGACTTACGAGTAGGCAAACATATGAACTTTACTCTCAAACATTTTGTTGAAAGAGTAAAAATATATACAGAAGAGAAATTTCCTTTTAAAATTTATAAAATAGGTTTAAAGAATGAATCAAATTAAAATATTAAGACTACAATCTGGTTTAGATGTTGTAGCCAATGTTTGCATTGATTTAAATGGATATAATTTAAAAGACCCAATGGTCGTTGATATTGACCATTCTGGTCCACGTGCTGGTTTGGTTATGCAACATTATTTGCCGGTTCAAATCATTAAAAAGAATACAATCTCCGTGGCAAATAATAATATTCTCTGTGAAATAGAACCTTCTTTGGAATTTTCTGAATATTATGAAAATACGGTATCTAAAATTGCTGAACTTCTCCGTGCTAAGTCCGTCATTGAAGAATTGTCTAAAGACGATTATAGTGATGTTATGGATGCTTTTGAAGATATATCATATGGAGATAAGGTAATACATTAATATAATATATCAAAGGGGGACATACAGAACTATACATGATGTCAACCTATTTGTCAATAACTTATGTGGTAAACTTGAAAGATAATAAAATGACTGAAATCAAAAAAAAGAAAAAAGAATATGTAAACAATGCTGACTTCCTTGAGGCACTTATCAAGTATAAAGAAGGTTGTAGAGATGCTCAAGAAAAAGGAACTAAAGAACCTCCTATACCAAATTACATTGGTGAATGCTTCATGAAGATTGCCGAAGGATTATCACATAAAGCAAACTTTATCAATTACACATATAGAGATGAAATGATTTCTGATGGTATTGAAAACTGTTTAATGTATTTTAATAATTTTGATCCAGATAAATCTAAAAATCCATTTGCTTATTTTACACAGATTATTTACTTTGCTTTTCTACGAAGAATCCAAAAAGAAAAGAAACAGCAATATGTTAAGTATAAAGCAACAGAACAATTTGGTATATTAGATGAATTTGAAATGATGGAACTTGAAGATGGTACCATGAGGCAATTTGAAATGTATGATAATCTTTCAGAATTCATTGAGAACTTTGAAGAAACTAAACGAAAGAAAAAAGAATTAAAAAAACCAAAAGGTATTGAGAAATTTCTAGATGAAGAACCCATTGAACCAGATACCGTATAACGAAGAAAATCTGGCCAAGATATCAGAGATAATCAAAAAGAATTTAACGATTGATTTGATACCAAAGAAATGGCAAGCACGAAACATATCTAATCCTATGTTTGGTCATTGTCATAATGTGGCTGGTTGTTTATATAAAGTTTTTGGTTCATCTGCTGTAAAGATGTATCGTGGCTTAGATGATGAAGGCATTTATCATTGGTGGGTTGTAGATTTAAACGATAAGATTATTGATTTGACAGTTGAACAATATACAAGTCAAGGTAGAAATGCGCCATACGATAAAGGCGAAAAATCAGGACTACTTGGATTTCAATATAAGCAACGAGTTTTGAGATTAACAGAAAGGGTTATGGCAGAATATGAAAATAGGATTCACTTGTTCCGCATTTGATTTGTTCCACGCAGGTCATATCATGATGCTAAAAGAGGCAAAAACACATTGTGATTATCTCATTGTAGGACTTCAAACAGACCCCACACTTGATAGGCCAGAAAAGAATAAGCCTGTTCAATCGGTATTTGAGCGATTTATCCAACTACAAGCTTGTAAGTATATTGATGAAATTATTCCATATTCTACCGAAAAAGATTTGATGGACATCTTGCTTTCCATCAAAATTGATGTTAGGATAGTCGGTCGTGAATATGAATTTAAAGATTTTACCGGTAAAAAGATACCTGGTATTAAAATCATTTATAATAATAGAAAGCATTCTTTCTCAACAACTGAACTCCGACAAAGAGTTAAAGATTTATCATAATGAAAATAGCAATTATAACAGACCAACATTTTGGTGCTAGAAACGATTCAACACAATTTCTAGATTTTTACGAGAAGTTTTATCGTGATACATTCTTTCCAAAATTAGTTGAAAATAATATCACAACACTCCTTATCCTTGGAGATACTTTTGATAGAAGAAAGTATGTGAATTTCAATACACTCAAACGAACTAAAGAAATGTTCTTTGATAAATTGGTTGAATTGAATATCAAAATCCATATGATTGCAGGTAATCATGATACTTATTTCAAAAATACCAATGATGTTAATTCTGTTGATTTATTATTAGCAGAATATAACAACATTGAAATTCTTGATACACCAACTGACATATATCTTGATGAAACTGCAATCTGCATGATACCATGGATAGCACCAGATAATTATGCTCAAGCTATGCAACATATTCAAGAATCTGATGCTATTGTTTGTATGGGACATTTTGAGATTGCTGGGTTTGCTATGCAACGAGGTTTTCCAAGTCAAGAAGGTTTAGATAGAAATATATTCAAACGATTTGATATGGTATTCTCTGGTCATTATCATCACAGGCATCATCAAGATAATATTTACTATCTTGGTAATCCATACGAATTAACATGGGGTGACTATGATGACACTCGTGGTTTCCATTTATTTGATACAGAAAAACTTGAACTTGAATTTGTTGCTAATCCAAATACAATGTTCCACAAGTTACCTTATAACGATAAAGAAAACTCCATTACAGAAATCAATAATATGGATTTAAGTAAGTATACCAACACATATGTTAAAGTTGTTGTTATCAATAAAACTAATCCATTCTTGTTTGACAAGTTTATGGCAAATCTATATTCAGTTAATCCTGCTGATGTTACCGTGGCAGAAGATTTTACAGACTTGACAGAAGGCGTGGAAGATGATATGGTGGACCAGGCTGAAGACACAATGTCAATTATTGAAAAGTTTGTGGATGGAATTAAAGAAGAAAATATTGATAACATTAGACTTAAAACTGTGATGCGTAACCTTTACGTTGAAGCACTTAATATAGAGAACGAATGATTATATTTCAAAAATTACGATGGAAGAATATTCTTTCCACACCTAACGTCTTTACTGAAATTAATTTAGTAAGGTCACCTAATACTCTAATCATAGGCAAAAATGGTGCAGGTAAATCCACTATTCTTGATGCGCTATGTTTTGGTTTATTTGGTAAACCATTTCGTAAAATACCTAAAGCATCTTTACTTAATTCTATCAATCAAGCAGAAGGCATTGTTGAAGTAGAATTTTCTATTGGCCAAAAACAATATAAAGTTATTCGTGGTATTAAACCTAATACATTTGAAGTTTATCTTAACGGCAAGTTAGTAGACCAAGATGCTAAATCAGTAGACTATCAAGAGCAATTAGAAAAGCATATTCTTAAACTCAATTATAAATCATTCACACAAGTGGTTATATTGGGTTCTGCTTCATTTGTTCCGTTCATGCAATTATCACCAGGTGATAGAAGAGCAATCATTGAAGACTTATTAGATATTCAAATATTCTCAACAATGAATTCTGTTGTTAAAGATAAGATGTCCATTATTAAAGATAGTTATACCAAAAACAAATATGATATGGACTTAACTGCTGAAAAAATTAAACTTCAGAAAGAGGCCATTGAAGAGCATAAGAAACACAATGATTCAGAAATAGAAAAAAAGAAAAACGAAATAGAAACATCAGAGCAACAAATAGCACAATTACTTGAAGACTGTGTTTTAGTCCAAAAGCACATTGATGTATTACAAAGTAAGATTAATGATAAACTTAGCATTGAAACGAAATCTAGAAAACTTCTACAACTTGAAGCTAAATTAGAATCTAATGTTAAAAAAATTGAAAAGGATATAACATTTTATGAAGAAAACGACAACTGCCCAACCTGTAAACAGAATATCGAGGAGTCTTTTAGAACAGAGCAAGTTGATACTCGAAGGACAAAACTTGGTGAAATCACAACAGGACTCCAAGGACTCGCATCCCAAATTGAATCAGCTAATAGAAGAATTATTGAAATCCAAGGAATAATTAAACATATTCAAGAACACAATAATGAGATTGTTAAACACAACTCTACAATATCTGCTGTTCAAACATATATTAGTAAATTACAAACAGAAATACAAGACCTAACATCTCATAAAGATAACCTTGAAGATGAGAATGCTAAATTAAAAGAACTTAAAGAAGCTCTTGCTGAATTGATTGCAAAACAGGAAGAATTATCTGTTGAAAAACAATATCTAGAAATTGCTTCATCATTATTAAAAGATACAGGTATCAAAACAAAGATTATTCGCCAATACTTACCTATCATGAATAAATTGATTAATAAGTATTTGGCTGCAATGGATTTCTTCGTGAATTTTAATATCAATGAGAATTTTGAAGAAACAATTAAATCTAGACACCGAGATGAATTTAGTTATGCTAATTTTTCAGAAGGCGAAAAGATGAGAATTGATTTGGCACTATTATTTACATGGCGCCAAATTGCTAAACTAAAGAATTCTACAAATACCAATCTATTAATATTAGACGAAGTGTTTGATTCTTCTTTAGACGGTGTAGGTACGGAAGAGTTTTTAAAACTAATACACGATATGCGAACTGATACGAATGTATTTGTCATCTCTCACAAAGGTGACCAATTGTTTGATAAGTTCCGTTCAATAATCAAATTTGAGAAAATTAATAACTTTAGTCAGGTGGCAAAATGAGTGATGAAATAAAATTTAATACGGAAGAATTAGCAAAACCAACCTTAACAAAGGTACCAGTTGAAACATTTCAATTGGTTCCTGAAACACATCCCTTACTTAAACAGGTTTTACCAGAGTTTGATTTCTCTAAACCTCCTGTTGATCCAAATAAATTCGCTTCTACATTGGTAGAAACTTGTAAGGCAAATCACGGTATTGGTTTATCAGCCAATCAATGTGGATTTAATCATAGAGTTTTTGTTATGGGTGCTAATGATGATTATGTGGCATTTTATAATCCAAAGATTACCAAATTTGAAGGCGAAGCACATATGATTGAAGGATGCTTATCTTTTCCTTTCTTGGCATTACGAATCACTAGACCTGAAACGATTGAGGTTGAATACCAAGATTTCAATGGTGAAAAGAAAACTGCCAAATTTAGTGGATTATCTGCTCGTTGTTTCCAACATGAATTGGATCACATGAACGGCCTTGTATACACATCAAAAGCAAAACCACTAGCTTTGAAAATGGGTATGGATAAAAGAAATAAAATTTTGAAGAAAATAGGATTAAAATAATGGCAACACCAATTGAATTTGTAGAGAAACAATGGTCAGAATGGCAAGAGGCCAATCCTCCATCATCTATTGAACATATTGACGAAGCAGAGCTCAAAGAAAAACTTATTTCTGATTTGACTTATGCATCTCAAATGGATGTTAAAGAATATACTCTCTATCAAAAATGGTGTGAAGTGAAAGAAAGATATCCAACTCAAATGGTGTCTACACTATTTGGTGAAGAACTTCAAATGGTTAATCCAGAACAAGAAAAGATTATTAAAGATGTTAAAACAAACTTTTGGATGCCAGATAATCCAGATGATTATGAAAAGTTACAACCTATATTAGAATTATCTAATGGAGATTTGGCAGAAAGATGGAATGCTATTAGAACATTCTCATCAACAATGAAAAATAATTCAAATATTGGCAGAAATCTATTCTATACAGTAAAAGATGAACCTACTGGCAAATATCTTGGTGTGATTTGTATCTCATCTGACTTTCTTGATTTGACACCAAGAGATAAAGCAATTGGTTGGTCTAGAGATGTTAAAACACAACAAGGCATGATTAATCATACAGCAATTGGTTCAACAATTGTTCCATTACAACCGCTTGGTTATAATTACATGGGTGGTAAGTTGCTTGCTTTATTATGTTTAGATGATAGAATTCAGAAAGATTGGAAAGAAAGATATGGTGATACTCTTGTGGCAGTTACCACAACATCACTATATGGTAAAGCAAAAGCTGGTGGGTTATCTCAATATGATGGTCTAGAACATTGGAACGCTATGGGATTCTCATCTGGTTCTGTTGCCTTTGAACCTAAACGCACAACCTCAAAGATGATATATGATTGGATTAAAGAGAATTATCCACGCAAATACTTTGAATGGTGGGATGCCAAAAATACTCAAGGTCTTCCACTTAAGCGTGACCATAAGAACCGTTCATTAAACTTTGCTTATCCAAAACTTGGTATACCTAAGCAACTTATTAGAACAGAGCATCAACGTGGTATTTACTTTGCACCACTCTATAACAATACAAACGAATATTTAAGAAAAGAAATTACTGACGACCAGTTGGTTAAATCATTTGATACTTCTACTAAAGCACTTACTGATATTTGGAAAACCAAATATGCTAAAGGTAGAATATCAATGCTCAAGAAGAAAGATAAGGTATCTAAAGAATCCTTATTCTATGATGACTTAATTTACCTCACTTGGGAAGAAACAAAAGAAAAATATCTTGTTCAAGTTGGTAGATAGTAGTAAGGATATTAATTCAGTAGAATTAGTATCTGGTAGTATTATTTTAGATGTTCTAATTTAATTAAGGAGAATTATATGAAAGCACTATTTGATGTGCAAAAATCTTTAGAAATGTGTCCTCCAAAATATCCAAAAGGAGTTAGCCACATTAAAAGAGTAGTTTTAAAAAGAGGCGTGGATGTTACTTATCCAAAAGATAAAAATCCAAGATTACTTAAAGTGGTAGTAGAAAGAATTCCAGAATTAAGAGATTCATTTCTTGTTAATGGATTTATTAATACTTGTTCGCCACCTACAGTAAAAGTTGATCCAAATAATAAAAATAGATTTATTGGATTATCTGGTTACCATAGAGATGCAGCTGCAGAACAAGCTAAATGGGATACAATGATATATGATGTATTAGAATTTGATTCTCCAAAAGATGAAAGAATTCATAGAGTAACAACTAATCATCATTTAACGCCAGTTATACCAAATACACTGGATGATATTGTTAAGCAAGTTGTTGAATCTATATCTAGTAAAGAAATACCTAATGATGATAATGATGTAAAAGAACTTATATCAGTATTAGCAGCAGATAAAACTCCAAATAACCAAAAAACAATTTTTGAGAGAGTTAGAAGGCAAGTATCTTTTTCTGATACTTTGTTATGTTATCATGCCGGTACAGGTTCAAATTCAACCAAAACATTTGCTGAAAAAAATAATCTCCCATTTCAAGGAGAAGCAAGATATGGTAAAACAAATAGATTGGGTTATATCACAAGTCAAAAAACTCCAAAAACAACATTATATGAATCTAAAAATTTATATAAAGATTATAATGGACAACAAATTGAATATTTTGCTTGGATCTCTAAACCAGAACCTGCTCCTAAATTATACAAACAAAGAAAACAATACAAACAAGCTTTTGATAATTTTATCCGACTTGATTGTGAAGCAGAAGTTTTCCGTATGCAAAAACTAGGTTTAAAAGTAAAATTAGAAGATATTATTGCTAGCCATCCAATAAAATTTATTGGATTTTTAGCACAAGATATTACACCTGATCCATTCAATAACGGCAAACCAAAAGAAAGTGGTGTTGTTGATATTAATGGAAAAGCGGTAGTAATTTAAATATGCCACAAAATGTATTGACTTATGTCATACATATATGATATGATGTTATTTCTCGTTGTGATACGAGGTTTTTTATTAAATTATGAAGGAGTTATATATGAAGTTATCAGCAAAAGAAAAAATGTTAGCAGCCTTAAAACAAGAATCTGGCTACAACACATTCACAGTTAAGCAAGCACAACGCCGTTTTGGTATCAAAAATGTGTCTGCTCGTATTGACGAATTACGTCAAGAAGGTAATGTTATCTACACTAACACAAAGTTAGATGCTAATGGTAACAAAGTAAAATACTATCGCTTAGGCACTCCATCTAAAGCACTTGTTCAAGCTGCTTTACGTGCTGGCTATTCTTTCACTGCTTAATCAATAAGCAGATTCAAAGAGGAGTTAGCCGCAATGACTAACTCCTTTTTTTTATTATTACGGAGAGCATATGGAAATTTCAATTAAAAAAGAACAGTTACAGACAAAAAGATTATTTGTAGCAACACCAATGTATGGTGGCATGAACCATGGTTTATACATGAAGTCATGTTTAGATTTACAAGCTATTTGTATGCAATATGGCATTCAAAGTAAATTCTCATTCCTATTCAATGAATCATTAATTACACGAGCAAGAAATTATCTTGTTGATGAGTTTATCCATCGTTCAGATGCTACTCATTTACTATTCATCGACTCTGACATCAATTTCAATCCACAAGATGTTATTGCTATGTTAGCATTAGATAAAGATGTTATTGGTGGTCCTTATCCTAAAAAGGCAATTAAGTGGCGTTCAGCAGCTACAGCACTTAAAAAGAATCCAACTATGAACCCACAAGATTTAGAAAAAGTTGTTGGTGATTTCGTATTCAATCCAGTTAAAGGCACGGCTCAATTTAATGTATCAGAACCATTAGATGTATTAGAAATTGGTACAGGTTTCATGATGGTAAAACGAGAAGTGTTTGCTAAAATGGAAAAACAATATCCAGAAATTAGATATAAACCAGACCATGTTGGTCAAGCACACTTTGACGGTTCAAGATACATTCACGCTTTCTTTGATACCGTTATCGATACAAAAGATAGTATCACAGGTGGCGGCTCTGACAGATACCTTTCAGAAGACTATATGTTCTGTCAAATGTGGCGTAAAATGGGTGGACAAATCTACTTATGTCCATGGATGAGAACTGCACACATTGGTACCTATCACTTCCACGGTGATATGCCTGCTGTTGCTAATTTTGTTGGAGAAATGTAATGTCTAATATTGATAAAATTAGAGATTTGTTATCTAAAATTGAATACAGACCAATTGAAGCTAACACCTCCAATATCCAACAAATTCAATCATTATACCAAAAACGTAAATGATTATCGGGTTTGTAGGCTTCATGGGGTCAGGTAAAGGGACTGCCGGTGAGATTCTAAAAGATATGAACTTTCATCAAGAGAGTTTCGCCAATGGCGTTAAAGATGTCGCCTCCGTCATGTTTGGATGGCCTAGGCATCTTTTAGAAGGTGATACTGATGAATCCCGTCAGTTTAGAGAAACACCAGATAAATTTTGGTCTGATAAGATGAGCAGAGATTTTACCCCTCGTGAAGCACTACAAAAAGTTGGTACTGAAGCAGGTCGTGATACATTCCATAAAGATTTTTGGGTGTTGTCATTAGAGAATAGGATTAAATTTGCTACGGATTATGTTATTACTGATGTTCGTTTTCCAAATGAAATAGATTGGATACACGAAAAAGGTGGTATTGTAATCGAACTCAAAAGAGGACAAAATCCTATTTGGTATGAAGATATGGCCAACGATAATGACATGGAATTTAAAATAGAATTAATGAAAAAATTTGGTGTCCATGAATCAGAATGGGCATGGGTAGGAAGTCATACCGATGCCACAGTTTGTAACAATGGCACAAAGGCAGAATTACAGGTCAATCTAATCAAAGTATTGACAAGTAAGTTAGGAAGCAGTATAATGAATAAACTACTATATCATGGAGAAGAATTATATGAAGTTATCTAATGAAACATTAAGCGTATTGAAGAATTTCTCTTCAATCAACCAAGGCATTCAGTTTAAGAAAGGCACTAAACTAACAACAGTTTCAGCAAGTAAGACTGTGTTAGCACAAGCTATTCTTAAAGACGATTTCCCACAAGATTTTTGTATTTACGATTTGAATCAATTCTTATCAGTCCATTCTTTATTTAAAGATTCAGCTGAACTAGATTTTGACTCAACAAATATCGTATTCAAAAGCGGTAAACGTAAAACAAGTTATCGTATGACCGCTAAAGAAATGATTGTAACACCACCAGAAAAAGAATTAACTCTTCCATCTGTTGATTGTTCATTCACATTATCATCCGAAGATTTAGATTGGGCTTTAAAAACAGCATCTGTTTTATCATCACCTCATATCGGAATTAAATCTGACGGAGATAAAATCGAAGTAATTACTTTTGATGCCGCAGACAACTCAGCACACACAAACGCAATTGAAGTCGGCACAGGTAACGGTAAACAATACAACATTGTATTTAAAACCGAAAATATTAAACTAATACCAGGAAGTTATGATGTTCAAATTTCTTTCAAAGGTATTGGTCATTTTAAAAACACCAAAGATGATATTCAATATTGGATCGCATTTGAGGCTAAAGAATCTAAATTAGGAGCATAATATGTTATTATCATTTACAGAAGCCGATTCAGGCAAACCAATCTCAATTAACCCAGCGCATGTTGTATTAGTATTTACAGCAAAACCTGAAGATAAAGAAGAACGCACACTTATCAATATGTTGAACGGTAATGTTGCAGTTGCTGAACCATATCTTGATGTTGTTGGCGCTATTCAAGCAGAAATTAAATAATGGCTACAATTCAAACACTATTTGGCACCTTTAATGATGAGCAATTAAAGACACTTAAAGGTGCTGTTGATGAAATGGTTCTTGTCATGCACAAGGCCGACACACTTAAAGGTGATATGAAAGATATTGTGGATTCTACACATGACCTCTTAAAAGTTCCTAAAAAGATTATTAAGAAAATGGCTAAAGTGCAGTATAAACAATCCTTTCAAACCGAAGTTGCAGAGTCAAAAGAGTTTGAAGCATTATTTGAAGGCATTTCAGAAGTTAAATAATGCAACCAATTATAATAGACAATTTTATTCCTGAAGTATATCAGGATTCTATTCTTTATCTATTAACTGGTTCAGAATTTGGCTGGACATTAAATGACGATTCAGCTGGTTACGGTGACGAGCCAGCTGATAAGTATTTTCATGTAAATATTCCAACTAAAGACCATATCCAGTTTAGACACACTTTCGTCAAAGAGAATGAATTAAAAAGTGATTTTTTAAAATATATTGGCGTATTAGTTGCTGAATTTGAAAATACAATGAAAGCAAGAGTCAAATATACAAAAAGAATCAAATCTAATTTGTTGGTAAGTAATCAAGTTGGTCCATGGATACAACCACCTCATGTTGATGGAATGAATTTAAAAGATGGCGTTGTTGATGCTATTGGTAAATATTCACTATTATATTATGTAAATAATTCAGATGGTGATACTACACTATATAATGAATACTTTACTGGAGAGTCTGTTGGTGAATTAACCGTTCAACAAAAGATTTTGCCTGTAAAAGGTCGAGCAGTTATATTTGATTCTAATCAGATACATTCTGCTAGTTGTCCTAAAGTTAATGATACTCGTATTGTCATTAATTGTATTTTTGAGATTTAATTTTATTATGGGAGTTTTGAATGCAAGAATTATTATGGGTAGAGAAGTATCGTCCTAAAAAAGTAGAAGATTGTATTTTACCTGATACAATCAAAACTACATTCCAAGAGTTTGTAAATCGTAAAGAAATACCAAATCTATTACTATCTGGTTCAGCAGGCGTAGGCAAAACTACTATTGCTAAAGCATTGTGTGAAGAAGTTGGTTGTGATTATCTAGTTATCAATGGTTCAGATGACAGAGGTATCGCAACGATGCAAACCACAGTCAAGAACTATGCTACTTCAATCAGTCTATCTGGTGGTAGAAAAGTTATCATCCTAGACGAAGCAGATAATATTACACCAGATGCACAAAAGGCATTAAGAGGCATGATGGAGGCAGTATCTATCAATTGCTCATTCATCTTTACTTGTAATTTCAAAAACAGAATTATTGATGCTATTCATTCAAGATGTTCAGTTATCGATTTCAAAATCAACGGCTCTAAAGCTAAAATGGCAGCATCTTTCTTTAAGAGAGTTGAATGGATTCTCGAACAAGAAAATATCACATATGATAAAGAAGTTGTTGCTTCAATTATCACAAAACACTTTCCAGACAATCGTAGAATATTAAATGAACTTCAAAGATATTCTGTAACAGGCACTATTGATAAAGGCATTCTATCAAACGTATCTGATATTCAAATTGAAGCCCTAGTCAAATCACTTAAAGATAAAGACTTTTCTGCTTGTCGTAAATGGGTTACAAACAATCTAGACAATGACCCAGCTAAACTGTTCCGTAAGTTATATGATGCATTATTTGAATCACTAAAACCAAATGGTATTGCACAGTTGGTAATCATTCTTGCTAGGTATCAATATCAATCTGCTTTTGTTGCTGACCAAGAAATCAATACTATTGCTTGTTTAACAGAAATTATGGTAGATTGTGAATTTAAATAATGGCAGACTTATTTAAAGAAGTTATTCCGTCAATATTACAGACAAAAAAGTCAGTCTTACATGATGATGTGGATGTAAAAAAATACGATGCTTTTATTGTCAACCGAGCGTTGTCCTATCACATGGATTGTGTTCTCCACGCTAATGAGATAAATAAGAATCCTAGCTTAGATAATGATATGCAATACCAATATTATCTAAATAATATAAGACCTATGAAACGGAAATTTCAACCGTGGCAGAAATCAGAGGTCATAAAAGACATAGATTCAATCAGGCGATATTTTGGTTACTCCAATGAGAAGGCCAAAGAAGCATTAAGAATTTTGACTGACGAACAAATCGCTGAAATAAAAATAAAAACCGATAAAGGCGGGATAAACAAATAATGATTTCAATTACAAGTTTAGTTGAAGTTACACTAGCAGAAAAAGACGACTTCTTAAAGGTTCGTGAAACCTTAACTCGCATTGGTGTTGCTTCAAAGAAAGATAGAACATTGTATCAATCGTGCCATATATTACATAAACAAGGCAGATACTATATTGTTCACTTTAAAGAATTATTTGCATTAGACGGTAAACCTACAGATATCACAGAGAATGATTTATCTCGTAGAAATGCTATTGCTAAACTATTACAAGATTGGGAATTAGTAAAAATTGTAGATAAAAAATCTATTGAAACACCAGAACCAATCTTTTTATCTCAAGTAAAAATCATCTCACATAAAGAAAGAGATGAGTGGAATTTAGTACCAAAATATAACATTGGTAAAAAAGCACAAAGCTATTGACATTGTAATTGAGGTGTGATATAAATATAAGTGTAAGGTGCCTTCGGGGTCTTACATTTTTTTAACTCGCTTAATAGGAGATTTTAACATGACAGCTTTACAAGGCTATCGGCATTTATTGCCTCAAACAGTAGGATTTGACCATTTATTTTCAACACTTGATGAAATGGTGGATTTAAAGACTACTTCATACCCACCCTACAATATCAAAAAAATTGACGAAACAAACTATAGTATAGATGTTGCGATTGCAGGCTTCAATAAAGATGAAGTCGAAATCCGTGTAGAAGGTGACAAACTTACCGTAATAGGTGAAACTATCAATGAAGACACTTCAACCTACTTACACAAGGGAATTGCTAATAGAAACTTTACACTAAACTTTACATTATCAGATACAGTTGTTGTTGGTGATGCAGAGTTTAATAATGGTATATTATCTATTGGTTTAGAGAACGTAATACCAGATTCTAAAAAACCAAGAACAATTACTATTAAATAAGTTTTTACCCTGTAGTGTAACGGTAGCATAAGAGCCTCCAAATCTCTCGGTCGCAGTTCAAATCTGTGCAGGGTAGCCAATTAACTAAAAGAAAGAAGGTAAAAAATGGACTCTTGGGGTTATCACTTAATTTTGGATGTAAGAGGTTGTGATATTGAAAAAGCAACTAATCCAGATTATATTCGTGATTTTACTAAAGAATTAGTTAAACGAATAGATATGAAACCTTATGGAGAACCCCAAGTGGTTCATTTTGCTGATAATACTGATTTAGCAGGTTGGACAGTATTACAACTAATTCATACCTCTAATATTACTGCTCATTTCTGTGATATTAATGGTGACTTGTATTTAGATGTGTTTTCATGTAAGGAATTCGATGGAGATGTCGTGGTTCAGTTCCTAAACGATTCTTTTAAACCATTGAGAATAACCTCTAGATATCTTTACAGAACAGCGTAGACCTAAATAATGCTGTGTGGGATACCTAAAGATTATGCTATTAGTTGGAAATCTAAATGCAAATCAGAATATCCAAATGTCCAGACAGTAAGAATTTCAGACCATATGTTAAAAGGGCTGTGGAATTCTATGGACAAGAGCTTATTAAAAATAAAAGACTATATAACAACATCTATGTTGATATTAAGTTTGACTCTAAAATAGATGCGTTTGGATATGCATCCATTGAAGGATACAATACTTTAGGTAAACCTAGAGAGTTTCTTATAGAGGTTCATCCTGGTATTAGTGCTAAAGACATATTGTCTACATTAGCACATGAAATGGTTCATGTTCATCAGTATGCTACAGGGCTATTAACTGATGTAGAAAAAGACATAACTAGATGGTGTGGTAAAAAGATTGATCCAGATAAACTAGACTATTATAGTCATCCATGGGAAATAGAAGCACATGGAAAAGAAATAGGTTTGCTTGCCAAATTTGTA